CAGGGGGGACCTAGAGTGCTCAGTGTTGGGCGCTCCGAATCTTCAGGAGGTTTATCTTATGTCCGACCGCCCAGGATATTTCAAACCCAATAATTACCGTGGTAGGCGACCCGGAAAGTTCATACTTCCCCGGGATTATTGTCAAGGCCTTAATGATGCCGGACAAGTTATTACTTGTCCTAGAAGCATCACTCCGGTTATTGACAATACTGAACAGTCAACCAATACATTTGATGACCGTTCTAGCCTTAGGGACCATCGAACATTCTTAGGAGTGTTCGTAGGAGCTTGTTCATGCGGTCGAGCCCCCGTCAAAAAACGGCGGAAAAAGGCTCTTAAGCTGAACTACTCTGGTGCCTTTACACGCTACAGGTATCGCAATGAGAACTTTGATAAACAAGGTTCCATCGCTCCTGGAGCTAAACTTGGTGTGTTCAAGACTTTTTCGAACAACCAAGTGTCGAGTACGCAAAACGTACTTTCGACTGGTACTACTGGGGGATCGATTGACTCTGTTCGATGCTGGGACCAGGTTAATCCTGGCCCGCCGTACAAAGTCATTGGTCCATTTGCGCTTATTAAAGCGGAAATACCGAGCGGTAAGGGTGTCAGCGGAGTTCTACGTAGATCCCGTGATTTTGCTCCAGGAAACTGGTGGCAATATCAGGGAGATTTTGTAGATGATGGAAATTGGACGTCAGATTCTCTGTCGAACTATTTACCATCTAATGCTGGCATCCCTACTATAGTCGGATATGACAGCCTTGCTTGGGACAAACTCAAGCCCAAAGTTTCTAAAGCGAATGCCGCTCAGTTCATTTATGAATTGAGAGACCTTCCCAGACAGTTAAAAACCACTGCTGACGACTTACTGTCTCTTTGGAGACAGCTTGGTGGCCAGAGTGATTTGTCTGTTATCATGAATCCTTCAAGGATTTCAGATAGCTTTTTAAACGAGGAATTTGGTTGGCGTCCGTTTATCTCCGATCTTGCCGACATGTATAATGCCTGGCAGAATTCTTATGACTACATTTCCGAGCTTACTCGAGATAATGGGTCATGGAGACGGAAGAAGGCTGTATTGAAATCAGACAGATCTGTCAAATTACTTCACAGAGAGTATTATCCTGGTATTCAGCCATGGGGCTCGAATATTCAGGGACTCTGTGAAACTAAAGTGATAGATGGGATACCATGTAAAGGCTACTTTGACCTTTATGAGACTCTTGATGAAAGAGTCTGGGCCGAAGGTGACTTTACATATTACCGTCCGGAATTTGATATGAACACACCCGGTGCACAATCGTACATGGGTGCCGCACAGCGTCTTTTGACTCTGTATGGAGTTCGTATCAACCCGACTCTGATTTATAAGATAACACCTTGGACTTGGACTGTCGACTGGTTCGCTGGTTTTGGAAAATTCATCCAACGACTAGACGACTTTGTAGTCGACGGCATAGTATCAAGGGGGCTCTGCGTTATGCGCTCGGTGACACGATCGGTTGTTAAGCAATCGCACACGTTCTTCGAGTCCGGTCAGCAAACTATCATCTGGGAACGAAAGTTCCAGACGAAGGCTCGCCGCGTAGCGTCCTCTCCCTACGGATTCGACGTGCCGTGGAACTCATTGAGTTTACGGCAAGCAGCAATCTTGGGGGCGATTGGCATAAGCCACTCTAACTCAGGATTTATCTCTCGTGGAGCTTAGTTGAGGGTGTACCTTCGATAAGTACATTCTCCTCCGCGATTATATCGCGCTTCAGGAGATAATCCACATGTTAGCTGATAATCAGACCATCACTGTAGCTGGAAATGCTAAGTTGATGCCACTCGTTCTTACTGAAGCTTTTCATAGCTTCCGTCAGATGAGTGACCAAACTTTTTCACTGGATATCCGTCACAGGCGAGTTAAACGCAATGGCAAAGCCAGAGTCGTTTCCACCTGTGGTTTTAACCAGAAGAAAATCGTAAGCAATCCGTTGGATTCAACGAATGATTACGATAATTTGCTGGAGTCCCTGATGATCGATCGCCCCGAGATCGGATTTTCCGTAACCGAGGTGAAGGATCAGTGGACAGGATTTTCCACGTGGCTTTCCGCTAGTTCTAATGCGATCGTTGCTCAACTCTACAACATGGAGTCCTAAGATGATTAATTCTCAACAACTTGAAAAAAGTGCTATGCACTTTGTCCACTTGTTAGAATCTTTGTGTCCGGGTACATTTGTCACTCACATCGTCAGTGATGACGCTGGGAGTAGGCGATGTTTCCTTACACTGATCGTCGAAGAGGATCCATCGTTTGAAAAGGAGACACTTGATGAGTAAGTTTAAAGATCTACTCATTCTAATTGCAGAAGAGGCCCTTTCAGAAACTCTGGAAGAGTTTTCTTCTGAATCTAAGTCAAAAGCTTCTAATAAAAGCAAGGCGAAGAAGGTAAAACCGTCTTCTAAGCCTTCCCCTAAGAAGGGTGTTTGACCTAAAGTGAAATTCCCTTTCCGTAGGAAGGGGATCAACAAATCGCATCAACACGTGTAAAACGTGGATGGTCTATGCCTTAGGCGTTAGCTGCATGTGGCTTGGAAGTATTTCCCTCCATAAAGGAAGGTTACTTGAAAAGCCAAATAAGCAGTCACCACCTGAAGTTGGCACAGGCTATCTACAAAGATGCATGTGCCAAGTGCGCCGTTGAGCTCTCTCGTCGTGACCTAAATACTTTGAGGTCACGTTTCGAAGACGAGGGTATGTCGTTTCTTACGATTACCCTCCCAGACTTTTGTCAAGATTTTGAAAAATCTCTTGATCAAGGGTTTGTCGCCCCTAATCTCTTCATTAGATTTAAGAAGAGTAAGAGAATCCCTGCATTTTTGCAAGGGTTTCTTGGGCGTATCTTCGATAGAGAGACAGGGAGGATTTACGACTATGATGAATCAATTAGTTCAACTCATCGCCCCGCAGTTAATACTGCTGATCTTGTTGCTAGCGTCAGGCAAATATGCCTTGCTTTCAAGAAGATTAAGCATAGCTGCTCTCCCGAGAGGGAGAAGAAGGCTATACGGGGTTTCGTCGAAAATGAGCACGCCTTTAATGTGTTCCCGCTGCCGAGAGAAGATGACATTCTTTTCAAAGATGTCTCTTTTGTGTTATGGAACCGTATCATACGCGATATACGCGTGGATATGTTGGTCCCTAAACACGGTCCCGGCCAAACCGCTGAGTACATTTCCGGTAACGGAAAATATGTTTGGCGGTTCTGGTTTGATCGTCTCGAGCCTTACTTCCCTTTTATTGATACCGCTTATCCCCAGTCTATCGGTGAGACGCATGAAAGAATATCTTCATGCGGTCTTATACCGATTAGTACTTCGGAGATAGGTATTGGACCAATATCAAAGGAGCTCGACAGAGTTACGATCATTCATTCGGACAATCCGCTTCCCGCAAGGTTGGCGGCCGTTCCGAAGACACTTAAAGGCCCACGGCTAATTGCGATTGAGCCATGCTGTTTGCAATATGCACAGCAAGCGATCCTTCGAGAACTTGTTTCTCGTCTGGAATCGTCGAGTTTAACTAAAGGTCACATAAATTTTAGTGATCAAGAAGTAAACTCGTCACTCGCTCTTAGTTCTTCCAGAACGGGTCGATTTGCAACGATCGATCTGAAAGACGCAAGCGACAGAGTTCCTGTTGGCTACGCCTTACACATGTTTCAATCAAATCGAGATTTACTCGACGCGATTGAGGCGTGCCGTTCTGACAGAGTAAGTTTGCCAGATGGAACAGTAGTTCATTTGCGCAAATTTGCCTCAATGGGTAGTGCTCTGTGTTTTCCGGTCGAGGCTATGTACTTCTACACTATATGTGTAGCTGCCTTGATCCGGATTCGCAACCTCCCTGTTAACCGCAGGTCAGCCTATCAGGTGACCCGCGATATCTATATCTACGGGGATGATATACTTGTCCCCGCAGACGAAGCGGCTGCGGTCCTAGAATGGCTACAAAAGTACAACTGTAAGCCAAACCCCCGTAAGACTTTTTATAGCGGAAAGTTCCGCGAGTCTTGCGGAGTCGATGCCTTTAATGGCCAGGAGGTAACTCCTGTTTACATTAATCGAGATCGACCTAGGAACCGGCGGCAAGTGAAGGAGATTCTTTCCTGCCTCGCGGCAGGTAACCACTTTTACAAACGTGGTTTCTATCACACTGCTGCTCTATTGTATCACTACGTAGAGTCAGTAATTGGGCGATTGCCCAGTGTTAGAGAAGATTCCCCTGCTCTTGGACGTCACCATCACTGGACGTTTGATCCACCTAAAAGATGGAACAAATTACTCCAACGGAGTGAAGTACTCTGCTGGGTCCAGTCTCCTGTTTATCGCATTGATAAACTCGAGGGTTACGCCGCTCTAGTAAAGTCTCTCTTAAAACTGCGAGATCTAGATGATCTGGCAGCTCCAAGGGATGCACTGCATCTAGAGCGTACCGCACTTCACGGCAAGGTCGCCATAAAGCGCCGATGGGTTCCAGCCTCATTTATGGCTGGATTAGGGTGAAACACCCCTGGGAGCAACTCTCCCCAATCGTGGAAATGTAGCAAGCGATGACTTGAGGAAGGCGACATATAGATGGGCTTCTTGCCCAAATACAGTCATCCCTTCCTAGATCATCCGGGGTCTTAGACCCCGTTAAGCTCTACACTTCCCTTTTGGGTGGGGGCAGTGCTGCTCCCTGC